GAGTGGGATATTTAACAGGGGCACAGCAGATGTAATACCTGCATTAAAACAGTATTACAAAATAGACTTCAATGTACCCCTTGACACAGAATTAAAAATAGGGTATGATTGGTTAAATATGAAGGAGGTCAAATGACTAAACAATATAAAGTGCACTATACTGCAGACGTTTGGATGACTGTATTAATAGATGCTGACTCAAAGGATGAAGCTAAAAAACTTTGGGAACAAAATGAACACTACGAACAAGGTTATCATCCAGAAGAAATGGGTATGGAAAATGTAGAGTTAGATTTAATAGAGGAGGTCAAATGACTAAAGAAGTAGAAGCATTAGAAACTATGGATGAGTTTTCTGATGAAGAGTATTCTGCATACTTAGAATACACAGCTTTAAAAGATCAGTGTATAGCAGACCCAGAGGTATTATATATAGATAAAGATCATGAGTTTTTATCTGAGTGGGTTTACTTTGCACAGACAGATGGTTTAGATACAAAAATAATAGATGGGGAGACAGTAATATGTTAGAAACTATAGTGGGTGTTATAATGTTGTATATATTAATAGGTTTTTTTGTAGGACCTTTTTCAAAATAATCCTTGACAAAAAAGTAAAAATGATGTATAAGATAATTATAAATAAGGAGGACAAATGTCTGACAATAACTTAACAAACATAAAACAAATGTCTGATGAGCAAATTATGCAAGCCATTGGGCAAGACGATGGTTCTAGTACAGGTACAAATATACCTAGGCTAGCTATCAATCGTTCACCAGAAGATGATGATGGTAATCAATTACCTGTAGGTCACTTCTATACGTATGATTCTAATGTAGGTCAAAATGTTTTTGGTAAACCAGTAACATTAAGACCATTTATAAGTGCCATGCAATACATGCACTATGATGCAGATAAAGGAGAATACGTAAATAGATCAATTATATTTAAAAGCTGGAGAGAGGAAGCTATAGATATATTAGGTGGAACTAAGTGTGGCAAAATTCCATTTAAAGAAAGATCAAATCTTACGCCAGAACAATTAGAACGTCAGAGGACTATAAGATGTTACAAACTTGTATATGGGTTATTATCTTTTGATAAAGGTAAAACTTCGCAAGGAGAAAGTCACAGTGTGGAGAATATCCCTGTGCTGTATAGAGTAACTGGAACTGCGTTCTCTCCTGTAACAGCTGCTTTAGATCTATTAAAGAAAAGAAAAAAACTTATGTTTAATTGTACATTTTCTTTAGATACTAAAAGACAGAAAAAGGGTGGCAATGTATTCTATGTGCCAGAGATATCTGTTAATGCGGATGCAAACTTACAGCTGTCTGATACTGATATGGAAACATTAAAAGTATTTCAAGAGTCCATCGATGTTGAGAACAAAGAGGTCATTGATCTTTACAACACTTCAAAGAGTAAGGGTGCTAATGGTCACGACAAGATAGATGCTAAGATCGTAGAAGAGTTAGATCCAGAAAAAGTATTATCAGCTTAATGAATAGTATACTTTTACAAGTACAGCAATATCTTGACTCTGTTTCAAAAGAGCCTGTAAAGCTAGACAAACAGCTAGTACAGGAGTTTGGTGAGGCGTGTAAAAACGCCTTACTAAAACAGTTTGAAGAAGAAAGAAAAGATAAGTTTGAACCTAGAATGTCTAATATAGGTAGACCATTGTGCCAACTACAAATGGAAGCAAAAGGTATAAAGGGTGAAGGTCAACCATATAATGTTAGAATGAGAAATACATTTGGTGATTTAATAGAAGCATTATCTATATTTGTAATGAAATCAGCAGGTGTAAAATTAAAGAATGAACAGAAAAAAGTAGAGTATAAATTTGATGGAGGAGCAATTGAAGGTAGGCAAGACGTTGAAATTGATGGCAAAGTATGGGATATTAAAAGTGCATCACCATACTCATTTGATAAAAAGTTTGGAGAAGCAGGTGGATTTAGTGAAGTTGCTAGAGAAGATTCCTTTGGTTATGTATCACAAGGATTTCTATATGGTGAAAGCCAAAAGAAAAACTTTGGTGGCTGGATTGTAGTTAATAAATCTACAGGTGAGTGGGCAGTTTGTGAAACACCTACAGAACATGAAGAGTATAAAAAGACAGCACTTGATACTGCCAAGAATAATTTTAAAGCATTAACTAAAGGTGAACCTTTTAAAAGATGTTATGATGATGTAGCAGAAACTTTTAGAAGTAAACCTACAGGTAATAGAGTTTTGGGTTTTGTGTGTTCATACTGCCCATACAAACTTCCTTGTTGGGGAAGAGACAAATTGCAGTTGTTACCACAACAGCAATCTAAAGGAAAGAATCCTAAATGGGTTTGGTATACTTCTGTAACAAATCCAAAAAAGGAGACTGAAGAGTATGGTGGGGAGTAGTTTGAGGGGTCTGTTCCTCACCATCTCTTGTGATGTTATACTTCGTATTATATAAAAATAAAAAGGAGAAAGACTATGAGACGTTTACAAATGTTATTTTTAGTAATGAAAAAGAAGCTAATGACTTTGGTAAAAAAAGTATGAAGAGAGGTTTTGAACATAAAGTTGTAGAGTATAATAAATCTAATGTAGATAAATACTGGTACAAATGACAAAGAAAAAAGATAATTTAAATTTTATAAATACAATCAAGGTGCTTATTAGTCCTTGGCAAAACGGTTTTACTTGTGGTATAGTTATGGATAGTAAATCTAGAATGACCACTGAAGAATATGAATTATGTTCTACTATAGCTAGAGGCATGATAAAGATGGCAACTACTGACCCCCATTCAACGTTTCTGTGGGGATTACGTGGTTTCTCTGATGATAAAAAGAAAAACAATAAAGATCTTACGATTAGTTCTGTTGCAGAGTTTAGTGAGGAATCTAATATTATTGATTTTCTTGAATACTTAAAAAAGAAACGTGATAAGGAGTTAAACTAGTGGCAACACATTTAGTTATGGGTGACCCTCATTGCACACCCAAAGCAAGCAATGATAGATTTTTATGGGCAGGTAAACTTGCACATGATCTAAAACCTAATACCATAATATGTATGGGAGACTTTGCAAGTATGGATTCTTTATGTAGTTATGATAAAGGTAAAAAACAATTTGAAGGTAGAAGATATAAAAAAGATATAGATCATGCCCATGATGCATTAGATAAATTTAATAAAGGTCTCAATGGTAGACGGCCAAGAAAAATCATGTTACTTGGCAATCACGAAGATAGGATAGATAGAACAGTAGATGACATACCAGAACTTGAAGGTGCAATTAGCACAGAAGATTTTAAATTTGAAAAGTTTGGTTGGGAAGTTTATCCATACCAACAACCTGTTAATGTTGATGGTGTATACTATTGCCATAATTATCCTACTGGTGTCATGGGGAAGCCTATTAGCGGTGACAATGTTGCTCGTTCTCTTCTCTTGAAGAATAAAGTATCTTCTACTGTAGGTCATATACATACATTTGATTATGCTATGTGTGCCTTGCCATCTGGTAGAAAATTAATGGGGCTATCTGCAGGTTGTTACTTGCATCATAAAGAAAATTATGCTAAAGCTACTCAACAAATGTGGTGGAGTGGACTTGTAGTTAAACGTAATGTGTCTAAAGGTGAGTATGATTTAGAGACTATACATTATAATACAATAAGGAGAAAGTATGGTAAAAAATAAAAGAACATATAAATTTGCAAAAGATCATAGCCATGATATGTCATATGAAAATGAGATTACATATGATAATGTAAATGCACCTGCACATTATTTACATGGTAGAAAAGAAACTATAGATGTTATTACAGACTGTATGACTAATGATGAGTTTCATGGATATCTTAAAGGTAATATATTGAAGTATGTTTCTAGGTATAAGTTTAAAGGAGAACCTTTAGAAGATCTACAAAAAGCACACTGGTATTTAAACAGACTAATAAAGGAGGTTAGTAATGGGGCAAGTTAAACAAGCAGTACTAGAAGTAGAAGACTTTGTTTCTGCATGCGTTAGAGATGGTAGAACTCTTAATCAAACTATAAGAGATGCTAGAGAATCTAAAGCTGCAAAACATAATCCATATCTTGATGATGAAGATATGATAGAAAATAAATACTACCAATTTAAAGGAGCATGGTAATGGATATAAGAGAAGCAATGATAAAGGCGTTAAGAAAAAAATATGAAGCAGTAATAGAAGAAGCTAAAGCTACTGCTGAAGTATACCTGCATAGACCTGTAGGTATAGGTGAGCATCCACAGTTTATAGAAGAATTAGATAAACTAATGAGTAAGATAGCTGAAGCAGAAGATAAACTAACTGTAGTAAATCAACGTTTTGATGAGGATATACCATTTTAATAGGAGGATACATGTCAGATGAAAAGCCAAAAGTACAGCAACCAACAGCAACACCAAGAACATATCTTGTAAGTTCAGAACAGTTAATGGATATTATGAGATATTTAATGACTAGACCATATGGAGAAGTAGTTAAACTTATGAACTCGTTATCTGCTCTTACACCATATAATCCAGGTGGAGGGAAAGATGACGGAAAAAAATAATCTAGATAAATACACTGGTATATTGTTTGAGTTGAAGATAGGTTTAAATAAAGACAATGCTATTGTAGTAGATTATGGTGGTAAACCTGTAGGTAAAGTTAGAGAAGCATTAAAAGGTTTTCCATACCAAGCTAATCTGTGTGCAGCAATAATCAATCATGCTAACTCAATGGGGAAGAAGATACAAGATGACATTAAACAGATTATACAAAAACTATAAAGTTTATTT